AAAATATATTATTTATTCAGTTTAAATAATGGATTATATTACTGGGAGCATAATTCAAGTCCATACACTACTAAAATGTCTGGGCGTTGTGATAGAGGTAAAGACGAATATAATAAATGTATACATGTAGAGACTAAATACTTTAAAAAGGTTTAATCAAAACTAACTATTATTTTTCCGTGTTTTATTTTAAGATTATTAAGTTGTGTTTTTTTAACTATTTTATTTTGTTCTAATTCTTTTTGTATTCTAACTGGTATAATAGGATTAATATGATCTACTTTATAAAGACATTTATTATATAAATTACACGCTCTTCTAACTGTGGGTAAATATCCATATCCAGAAATATAAACAGTATCACTATGAACTTGACCAATATTATTATAAAGTGAATTATCTAAATTATATCCATTTTTCGCAAACTGAATTATTTTTTTAGATCTTAACATTATTTCTTTCTTTTTTTCAATTGATATTTTTTCATTATAATTCGGTTTAGATAAATAATGTACTAAATCATTTATATCTCGAATATTATAAGAATTATCTGGATTTAATTTAAAATTATTATTTAATAAATCTTTTATCTTAATTATTAATTCTCTTTTATTTAATGCAGAATTTAAATCATGTCCTAATTCTTTGAATAGATCTCGAAGGTTTTTCTTACTATGGGTTTTATGAATATACATTTATACTATACATAATATAATATTTTTATTAAAATTACTTTTTTTGTATACCTTATTTTTTTAAAAATTTATTTTTTTAAGTTTTATATATAATAAGTATTATAAATATGCCTACTGAAGTAATGAGTTCCGCTCAAGCTGTTCAAGAAGACGACGATACACCAGATCTCGCTAAAGCAAATGAAATCCCTTTTAACTATGAAATGCGTATTGAAACTGATACACTCCGCCCAGTTGTTTTTACTGACGATTTCATGAGATTTACTCTACAGAAAAAGGGGTTTTTGTCTCATCAGTCTAAACTCCAAATTCAATTAAAAACAGTAGACGCCAACGCTAAAACTGGTAATTTCTTTCCTCCTCTTAATATCGGTATTAACTCTGTAATTGATAGAGCTGTCCTTAAAGTCGGTAATAGAACTCTATGTGAAACTCAAGAATTCGCCAGACTGCAAGGATACAGAAGTTTATTTTTAACTCCAGAAAATAACCGTGAGCGTGAGTATTACCTTACTGCTCGGTGTATATCTTACCAGCCAGAATATTCTACTGGTGATGTAGCCTCTAAAGTAAGTGATACTTTCGCAATTGATACTGGGAGAAATCCAAAAGTAGCTGTTAATGGTGTAGGAGGAGTTGATTTTTCATTACTCCCTTGTTCTATTGTTGACGACGAGAAGGACGAAGCATTCTCTTCTTATTCTATCTATCTAGGTGATTTGTTCGATATTTTTAATGGTAATAATCTTCCCCTTTATCTTATCGAAGATCAAGTCCACATAGAAATTTCTACAAATGACGCTAAAAGTGTTAGAATGTGTAATGATAGTGCAGCTCAACTCGACGCTGAATTTCCTTTAGATAATCAAAATGGTAAGAATGTTCTGGTTTATGATACTATCTATTATGACGGCGAAACTATGGAGAAATACCGCAGAGGTAAAGGTAGTGATTTACAGTTCGGTTATGTTGATTATCGCTGTACTCGTAGGACTGGGACGGCGGCTCAATTCGCTACTGGTTTTGACCAGAATATCGGTGGTGCTGGTCGTATGGTTGATAGAGTTGTTTGTGCTTTAGAAAACACTACTTTCGGTGCTGGTACACAACCAGAAGAACTATTAACTAATCAATACTATTCTCAAGGCCCTAATCAACCAGCCAGAAAATTAAAGACTAATATTAGATATAATGATAGGGATAAATATGCAACTGATTTAGACAATCTTTCTGTTATTTTCCGTGAAACTGGTAGAGCTGAAGGTCTCGGTAGTGAACCTCATGTCCCTAAAGCCTATTATTCTCCTTTCCAAGTGCCGAGTATTTCTGTCGCAACTATTCAAGGTAATAATCAGTCTGTAAGTTTCGCTCGTAGGTTCTGTTATAATGCCTTTAAAATCGATAG